AGATATAGAGTCATTTAAAAATATATTAGAAGAAGCACAGTATGATAAGGACTTTAAACTTGTAACGCATTCAGATGTAACTCTAGAAAGAGTTGGTGCTGCGCCAGTGGCTGGGTATAGAGGATGCCCAGAAGCCAAGATACCATAACCTATCTCCCATTCAGGTTGTGTCTGATGAACTATTGCATAGTAAGTGCCAGAACCATTTCCTACGCCAGAAGAAAAGGTTACAAAGCCAGAAGGTGTTACGTTATTAAGCTCTATATTGGCAGTACCAATACTTGTCGTAACTTCTAATACCCTATCATTTATTTGTATAGCCATGGTGTGGTCCTTGAAAATCCATAAATAAAAAGGGGAGTGGTAGCAACACGAAGTGCGACCACCAACTCCCCAATTTTTAAACCTCTACAGGCTTAGAGAGAACCAAGCAGAACCCGACGATTGTCGAGGACGGCAAATCCTTGCTCGGCCCAGCCGTACCATCCAGCGCGTTTCTGACGATGAAGGTTATCATCTTCAAAAATCTGGACTTCTTGACGAACTGGCATTACGAACGAATCGTTGCGGCTTAAGTCAACACCAACAACAAGTTCAGTATCCCCAGAAGGAAGAGAACCACCAAGTTCATTCGAGTAGAACTTCTGATACTCTTGGCCTTCACCAAGTTCATCAAGGTCATGAAGGTTTACGCTGAATACTCGGTTGATAGCACCATCTTCAGCAACGTAAATCTCGCGGCGAGTAACCTCGTCCACTTGGTCAACACCCCAGTTGCGGATGTCTTCCATAGCTTCAGGACTAACGTAGAGGTCAGTTAATCTGCCACGATTGAGTGAGCTGGAGTTTCCTCCACCGTTTCTTCGCATGACAGTCTTCATCAAACTTACCAAACGCTTGCTGAACTGACCAGCAGAAGCATCACTATCGAAGACGATGATATTACGGTCAACACCAGCACTTAAGATGGTGTGCCATCCGTCGTCATTCATCTTCTTGGTAAATTGAGCTTCCATAACTTCCATAGCACGACCAACAACATCCCAACGGGCGTCACGAGCGTACTTGAGGAGGTAATCAATGGATGCACCAATGTCATAAGTTGGGACGATAACGTAATCGCCTTCAACGTGACGTTCTGGAATACGTCCATGATTAGGAATAGTATAAGCGACAAAATCTTTCTCAGAACCGGGAGAAATGAAATCTAATGGGAACTCAGTTGCAGCTCCTGCTTCCATTCTGATTGGTTCAAAGATATTGTTTAGGATGTCGCCAGAGAGCAAACCTTTTCTCAAAGGTGTCTCAAGAGCCTTTGCAAGCTCGGCTGTTGCAGCTAGTGCAACTTCTTTGCTATGAGAACCAGAATCACGGAGAATCTGATTCATCTCAGCAGTCGGCGTAAATACTTGATTAGCCATTTTTAAATCTCCTTAATTAGGATTCTTAAGCAATGTCGATGTAAACTTTGGCGTAACCGTCAGCATCTTCAGTGCTAAGGAATCTACCAACCAACTGGTCTTGCGCTCCGATAGCAACTTGCGCTTGCTGCGGTGTGCTACCTTCTGCGTATGGGTTAGTGGTAGAAAGCAAGCCTGAAGAAGCGTAGTATGCTGGAGCACCAACAGTAGGCTTCGAGTTTACTTCGAGTTTATTAGTAACAACATAACCTTGCTTAAGCAGGGTTACTTTACCGCCCTTCTGAACTTCATCCTGATGTTGGTTCAAGTGCTGACGAGTAAGGTCGATATTGACAACGTCATTCAGCAAAAGACCTGCAGGATAACTTCCAGAAGCAGTCGTTGGAATAGCAACAAGAGCATTGCTATCGTCCATAGCTGCACCGGAACCGGCTGTGCTATGAGTAACGATGATGCCGCGCTCAGCAGTTTCATTCATAAAGAACGAAATGTCTGTTACCACTTCATGTCTATCTGGTTTAAGAGCCATTATATAGTCTCCTTTAAAACTAATTTACTTTAAGGTATTTGTTAGCAATTAAATCACTGAGTGCTGCTCTGGTAGACTCAAATTCATCTTCTGAACCTTCGTCATTTGCAGAAAGAGCAACTTCATCGGAAGCTTCCACTTCGTCAAAAATTTCTTCTTCTGCGGCTGCTTCAGCGTCGTCCTGCGTAATATCGTCTTCTTCTAAAGAAGCTGTTGGAGGCTTCATGGTTTTCATGGCCTCGCCTTCCTTCTTCTTCTTTTTGTCCAAAGCTTCTTTCAATGCCGGAGGCATGTTAGCCTCTTCTTTCTTAGCAGCTTCTTCTTTCTTTACCGCATCTTCTTTCTTGTCCTTTTTGTCTTTAGGAGCAACCATAAGTGCGATAGCTTCAAACTGGTCGTCGGAAAGTTCAGCGAACTTCTCTACGGCAGCTTCAGCTTCTTCAGTTTCAAGACCAGCTTCGACTAACTGCGAAATGCGGCTAGCACGAACTTTTTCAGCTTCAATCTGAGCCAGTTGTGCATCGAGTTCGGCTTTCGCCTGCTCAACTTCAACTACCTTAGCTTCAGCTTCTTCAAGTTTGGTCTTAGTCTCAGTAAGTTCAGTAGCAAGAGCTTCTGATTCCGTTACTTGAGCTTCGATTGTTTCGTCTTTTTCAGCAATTGTTACTTGCAACTCAGCAATCTTAGCGTCATATTCTTTAGCACCTGCTTCTGTAAGCTGTGCTTCAAGTTCTTTCTTCTCTTCCGAGAGAGTATTAACGGAGGCCTTCAGCTCAGATACTTGATTTTTATAAAAATCGAGATTGTCAGCCATTTCTGTCTCCTCTTTTGATAAAACAGATTGTTGCGCGGCCTGCGAAGATTCAAAGATTGCTAAGCTTCCTTCAGTCGGCGCAACGAAAGGGTTATACTTGTCGAAAATAATACTAGATGGATTGGCGGGCTTATTAACTAAGCCGTGCCCACAAAATGCAATATTCTTTAACATTCTACCAATTTTAAATCCCTGATAAACACCAGTGCCTCCATAAGCTCTTAAATGCTTTGTGAGGAATGCGCTCTCTTCATTTCTACCAAGGGTTCGCATCTGACCTGAGTCCGATGCTAGAGCATAGTCAAAGTCTGTGAATAAACACTCCATTGAAACAAATTTTTTACCAGCTTCTATCTGCTCAATTAATTCTTTAGTTCTAGCAATTAATTTTGGGTCTGTCCAATGTTTATACATAACAGAACTTGTTACTATATGGTAGGTATCTGGAAGTTCTTCTTCAGAAGTTTCATCTGGTATAATTTCACCAGAATTGTTTATAATCCAGTTACCAGTTATATGTCCAATAATATCGTGTTCGTCGTGCTCAATATTAAAAGGCTTATCCTCTGGAGTACTGCGCGCGGCCCAAACCTCAGACTTATTAAATACATCATCATTTCTGTTCCAGCATGTTGTTACAAGAACTGAGTCTACGTAATAAAGGTCTTTCTGACCCTTGTTACTTGAAGCCTCAGATTTCAACGATGCCTCTATTCTAGATTTTTCGTCTTCGGTTGGGTTAGCGATACTTAGAGGGCAAGCGTATGCAATAGAAGCATTCGCCTGCACCATTTCTGATATGCCGTCCTCAATTTCTTTTGCGTATATTTTAATCATACTTTATTATACCTCGTTGACTTATTAAAGTATACACCAGAGGTTATAAAAATGGTATTTTAAGCTGACTTATGTTCCGAGTATATAAGAGCTTGCATCGCTCTAGATTCGTCAACAGTTGGCTTCCTTCCAATTTCTTTTACAAATTCTGCCAACCAATTGTTATAAGACTTTGATATTTGCGATGGCAAACGTTTAGAAAGTGCTGTTTGAATGTTCTCTGTTGATATCTCAGATAAAGAAGCAAGATTGTATAGTATTCCAAACTTTATAGCTTCTGCTTCTTCAGATTGAATGCTACTAAGACTTCTAAAATCTTTCTTCTGATACATATCAAGCAACATCGGATTTACTATTTTAGATATTTGTTCTTGAGCTATTTTTGCTTTTGCCTGAGTTAAGGCTTTCGTTATTGGGTTGACAGTCCTAGACTCTCTTGGTTCAGTGTCTCTGGAGTTTTGAGGCCTTCCTTCATTAGGAGTTCCGGGCAAATTTTCTTTTTCAGGGCCGGATTTCTTTTTAGTTTGAGACTGTCTCATTTCTAAGGCATTCTTTTGGCCGTCGATTTTTTCTTCAAGCTCTAAACCAACTTCTCCGGGTGTCGCTATTCCAGTTTGAAGAGCAATCTTTTTAAGACCAAGTTCTCCGTTCGCATCGTGGTAAGGACTTGCTTTCTCTGGTCTTCTGCCAGAGTCTCTATCTCTGTCCTCTCGTACGATTCTAAGTCTTTCCATATCAGGATTGTCGCCAAACTTTCTTTGTAATGTTTCTTCACTAATAAGATTTCTATCGGCCATCTGTATAAGAAGAGACTTCTCGGAGTCTTCATTCGTAAGAGTCATTTTATCGAACTCTACTTGGGCAGGAAATCTAAAGCCCATAGCTTTTTGGACTTCAGCTATTTCTTTATTCCAGAAAGACATTAATACAGAACGTCCATACTCAAGCCTTTCTACTAAAGTCTTAAGAGACATAAAGTTATTGGTGAAGCTACCGCTGCTGCCAGATATCCCTGTTAAAGATGGAGGAATACCTAACCCAGCATATATAGAATTTAAAGTAGGCATATATTTTTCTTGACCTAAGAACTGATGTACAGATGTCTTAGATTCAAGTAGCTCAATATCAGGACCCCATACTAAGTCAGTCGTACCACCTCCAACGTGGTTCTCTAATATATTCGCTAGCTTGGATGCTGCAGCTGGTGTTGGAGCAATTTTGTGGTCGAGATTACCTAGTTTAAAAATTCTGATATTTGAGATAGCTCCATCAAGAGCGGCAACATCGGCAAGCTTTAATTTTTCAAGGAGCATGACATCATCCATAATTGCATAAATCATTGGATGTGCCCAGTTTTGCCAATCGTCCTTCTTATAATGGAATACTAAAGTTTTATCAGCAGGAAGAGGAAATGGCTTCCCAGAGTTTGCAGCAGCTTTGATGTCGTCGGGCAATTCTCTTACAAGTTTTTTCTCTGCTTCATTTTTAGGAGAGTTTATAATTCTTTTTAGCTTAGGAGGTAGCTTTATGGCATATGTAGGAGTTCCTACAAAAGAAGCTAGCTCTCCTCCTATAGTATGAACAGTGGACGGGTCTAAGAATATATATCTCCAAGGTATCTCTTTTCTAGGGACATTGAGGAATGTCATCTCTGCTTCAGGCGCAGCTTGAGACTTAAATAACTCTTTCTGGCCTTTTGCATTTATCTTTGCTGTTTGCTTTCTTATGACAACATTGCCCGTTCTGTATAAATTATTAAGAAATCTTTCAGAGCGCTCTCTACCGCTTATCCTAGAAAACCAGTTTCTATAAAATTTCTCTATTCTTTTATTTGGATGAACAAGTCTGATTCCTTGGGTAGCAAAATCTCCCATAAGGTCAATGATATTTCTTATCAAGCCAACTCTTTGATAGGCAGAGTTTGCAGCTCGTATAATCCCAGAATGCTTTCCGGGGACAGCCTCTGCCGGTCTAAACTGCTCGTAATCTCTCCTTGTAAGACCCGGCTTACCAGAGACATTGGTGTCTAAGTCTTTGTAGCTACGCCATCTATTTGCGGTGGCGACACCTCCTCTGTCTACTATGCGATATTCATCTATCGCTGTAGCAGATTCTCTAAGAGCTTCTACTCTGTCCTCTTCTCCTCCCCATGTAACAAAAGCTCGCTCTTGATTTGAATCGTTGGAAAGGTCTTCCGCACTTGAGTATTTTCTCTTAGTCATCTTGATGCCTCGTGTAATTATATTGCATTACAAATGTAATCATATTGTATAATACACCTGATAGCCAGAATATTAAAGTTTAATAACTTCTAGACCTGAGTCAGATTCTAAAAGGTTGAGTCTTTGGCGATTTTGGTTTATTAGATTTAATAAGATATCTAATTTACGCATGTTTTCTAGAGGCACTGAACGTATGTCTCTAACATCGTTTTTTATTTGCTCAAACATTTCTTCTCTGATATCGTAATGAATTCTTTCCTTAAAATTTGTGTTATCTATCATGTGTTGATAAACATCACTCTCTGTCGGTCCATTCATTTGGGCAAGATATAACGTAAATGATATAACTCCGGCTGTATATACAGCTAAGGATAAGAAGTATTTTAGATTAGTCATCTTCTACTGACTCCTCTACATATGTTCTGATTTACTCCTTGTGTATACCACTCTGGACCATTGTACATTTGGCCAC